CCACTTCTGGTAATCACGAGTGGCAGGCCTCTAATGTTAGTGGCGTTAACAGTGGCAAGTTGATGTGTGAGACCAGACGCGAGTATAAGATCGCGCGAACTAACTTCCGCACCGATGCAGCAGAGGGTGAGCCTGCGACAATGCCACGACGACATCCTGTACCAAGAGCCCGCGGCGAGGGTCCGCGAGAGGGCGGTAGACGTGAGTGGTCTGTTGTTGGAGGCCAAGCTGAGAATAAGGGGGCATTCCGTCCTCAGAGACGCGCAGAGGCCAAGTAATTTATGCGGTTAAAATATTTAGAAATTTCAAATAATTTGTTCAATTAATAATTATTTGAAAACTTAATTTAGCAATGTATTGTATAGATGAACTCAGAGAACAAACACCCAGAGACGGTTGTCAACGTTGGTGGCGCCAAGAGAAAGAACGGTCACAAGGCCACTTGCGGATGTCATATTTGCGAGAATATTATGAACAAAGCAAAGCGCGGTGATTATAAGCCCAAGGTCGCGTCAGGAAAGGTAAATGGTCACAAGACTGAGTGCCGTTGCCCAATTTGTAAAAATATGATGGCTAAGAAGATGAAGGCAAAGCGCGGAGGCTCTGATGGTGAATCGACGTCGCCTGATAATGTCAAACAAGTTGGACGTCAGACTAAGAAGCTTCGTGGTGGCAAAAAGTCGAATGGTCACCGTGCTACATGCCAATGCCCGATATGCAAGAATATGCGATCTGCAAGAATGTCAAGACGTAACAAGAGCCGCAGCAACAAACGCGAGTAAATTTATACGACTATAATTAATATTTATATAAATTGATTTAAAGTTTACTTGATACTTGTAGATATAGAATGACTGAAACTCCCTCTAATGATATGCTTGCTGAAAACTCTGGTAATGAATTATTTTCGCAATTTGAGGGGATCCTTTCAGGATTATCTGCAGTAAAGACGCAAATAAATACTATTCAACAACAAATCAAACAGGTAGAAAAGTCAATGAGGCGGCAAATGAAGGGTCTTCAAAAGGAGGCCCTAAAGAATAAGAGTAAGGGTCTGCGAAAACCATCTGGATTTGCCACGCCGAGTAAAGTTACGAAAGAGCTTTGCGAGTTCATGAATAAAGAGGATGGAACTGAGATTGCACGTACAGAGGTTACAAAGGCACTTGTGGCCTATATTAAGGCGCATAAGCTTGAGAACGCCGATAATAGTCAAATTATTACACCTGATACCAAACTGAAGTATTTGTTGGGTGTGTGCGATGGTGACGAGCTAACATATTTTAACATTCAAAAATACATGAACAAACACTTTGTAAAGAACGCTATCGCAGCCTAATAGGCTGAAACAATTATTTTATTTCCCGTTATACATTTTAATTTTTATACCAAAAAAATTGAAATGCTCTGCTCGCGACACTGCTGTGTCAACTATATATCAATTACCTGTTTTAAATTATTTATTTGCAATGAGTTCTGCCAGATGTGTATTTTGCAATTGCACGTCACACATTTCCAACCGCTGCAATAGTAATATGAACGGGCGACGAAAATTGCTTGATAATATGGAAATTTGCATGCTTCTTCCAGAATGCCCCGATTTCAATTCGTTTTCCATTAATGAGTTGAGATATATTGCGAGTAAATATGCGCTGTACGAGAGGGCCGCCTGGCCGCACGACCGAATGGGTAATAGGTACAACCGCGAGTATTTACGGAGGCCTATTCCACTTACGCTGTCTAAGAACCGCACGGTGCGGGCACTGGTTGACAGATGGGCTGGGTTTGCTTCAATTCGGGAATTAATGTGCGCGTCTCCTGAAGATAAGGATTGTCCGATCTGTTATGAAAATATGCTGATACATCATTGGTCGCGTCGCATTTCATCTTGGATAGCAGACTGTGTGTATACTTATGACGCGAAATATACGAGTCCTGTATTATTGAATAACTGCAAACACATGTTTTGCGGAAAATGCTGGGAGGGACACACAGACCAAAATAAGAAATATGATGTGCATCACAATCGTCACTATGTAAATTGCCCCATGTGTCGGGCTGTAGTATATTGTAAGGTGTAGCTCATTTATCACGAACAAAAAGAATGGAGTTTTATCACTCTTTTTGTTCTTAGTGGAAAAAAGTAAAAAACAGGGCGTCCCCTGTGATTGATTTCCGTTTTCGATACGGATTTTCGCCCGAAAATTCGCGTTTGCAAAGATTCAAACTATGAATAATAGCAGGGTCATTAATTCAGTCTGTACTGAGCATAATGTCCGCTACCATTCATTTTTACTGTCGTAGTACAATTCTAAACTACGAACCGAAGCGTCACGTGTCTTGCGTTAATCCAAAGGAGGAGAGCCTCCAGAATATTACCAGGTTCACCATGCAATGGGAGTGATCAGTTCCACAGAGGGGTTAACAAGATAATAACAGTTAATCACCGTCAACATTACACAGAGGGAACGGGGTACAGAAAACCCAGGTTATTTTGTGATAACCATTTATACACTTTCGAGGGTGCTTTTCACGCTATCTGTGTCTAACTTTACTTTAAACCATTAGTATGGGCCAAGTTAGAAGCCCAAGATTAAACTATATTTGTCATTTTGCGCGGATTAGTTGCGACGAATTATTTTTATGGGATTTGGTTCCTTACGTAGTTAGCATGTTTTTAACAGCCGCAATGTTTTGTACGATATAATGTTTATTTGGTAATAAATTTAAATTTGTAAGTGCTATTATGCAACCAGAAACTGTGGGCATTAAAACGAACGCTATTCCTCTGACCCATAATGGCAACGATGTGATGAAATTGTCGTCGTCCTCATGGTCAATAATTTCTGATTGATTTGTGCAATTCATTGTTGTAGATAATACTGATTTGATTGTATGTAATATAAAGACACGTTAAGTTTTGTTTCAATTTTTTTGTTTATTTTTTGCAGTCTACAAGTGGTTCGTTTGAAGTGAAGGTTTCAAGGGAGTAACACAAATAATGCATCTTCAGCGTCACTAAATGTTTTTGTATATCCTAATAACTGTAACCTATTTGACAATTCGACATACTTTTGCCCCACGGTTAAAACACCATCCATGTGTTTATACTCAAACAAAATTTGTCGCGGCTTAATTACAAAACTATAATTCATGAGAATGTTATAATCATGGCCTTCCGTATCTGTATGTAATAAATCAATCTCTGTAATGTTGAATTCTTTTATAATATCGTCAATAGTGGTTGTACTCACCCGTATTGTATCAACTTGCAAACTGGGTATGTGACCGGTTGCATGATTTGGGTTAACAGATGCAAGTTGTGAGGCCCAAGTAGGGAGGTTGGACCAATCATTTCTTTCCGAAGGTATGGTTAGTTCCATCTCGCCGACAAAATCACTAACTGCTTTGTTGATAAAAGTAATATTTGTAAGGTCTTTTAATCTCATTGTGTAATTATCTCGTAATTTATTAAATAAATATGGCACGGGTTCAACCAATACTAATTTAGTAGTTTCATCAATGTCATTAAATATTGGGTCGTTCTCTGTATTTCCTACGTGAGACCCAATTTGAACGACAGTTTTGTTTCGGTATTTTCTATAATATATTTTTTTTATAAATAGTCTATACCCGGCTTCTAATATAATATACTGTCCGGTTATTTCGGCTAAAAAGTCTTTTACTCCCTTCGTACCTTGCTCTGTCGCCGCACCAGCATAATCATTAATTGCCATAATTCCATTGGTCTTCAATAATCCCCAGCTATATAGACACTCTGTGTAACGCAGGCCTGGATTATAAACATCGTCTATATAAATAAAATTATACTCCTTTTTTTGGTCGTTTAAATATTTTAAAACCGTTTCCATGTCGCCTTTAAATGCGGAAATCTGTGACTTAACCCCCGCCTTAGAAATATTTTCAAAAAACACTCGTTCTACCATGCCAGGGATAGTATTTTTTGGATCATTATCAAACGGATCGTTTGCGTGTTTGTAGTTGTCCCAATTATCGATAGCTGTCGCGTGAGCACCTGGTAAATATTGTAACATTCCAACTACAGATGTACCTGCAAAAGCGCCTACCTCCAAAAGCTGACACTCATCGTTGTATGAAATGAAATTAGATAAGATGCTGACAAATGTTACCTTGGCATTTGTATTAGCAGGTAAATCATTTGTCCAGTTATACGTATTTAGATAATTTAAATAGTAATTATTGTTATTTAATTTGTATGGGTTAGTCGCAGCATCTTGATTGTTGTGTATATTTGAAAAGACATCTGATCCGAAGGTGGGTACAGTTGTTGCTAATACTCTACGAGAACCGTAAAATATCCCATTGGTGATAAGGTATTTACTCATTTCAACGTCAGTGGCAAATTCAAACCCATTTTTTAAGACATAGTCAACGTAATTTTTTGCACCGTTTAATGTAAGAATATAGCCGGTTGAATTGTGGCAGTTATAAAGTTCAAATACTGAGGGTCTTAATTTACATACTGCATTGTTTACATTCTCATAAGATATATCATCTTGGTTTGTACTTGATAAATCCCATGGTAAAAACACATCGCGAACAGCGTACTTATGAAACCCAAAATGAACGATCTCTGCATTATCCGGTAGATTACGCGCTACATCGTCAATATAGCCAACGAACCCGTCTTTAAATATAATATCGTCTTGGCATATTATTATACATTTATAATTTCGCTCTATCATCGTTTGAAATAGTTTAAAGTGGCTCATTTGGTTCCCCATAATTCGAGGTGCGTCACCCATTGTTAGAATGTTCCCTTTTTTAAATAAGTTAATTTCTTGTTCAGGAAATATGTATTCGCGCCCATTTACCGCGTCAAAACGTTCGAATTTTTCCGGAGGAATTCCGTGTTTTTTCATTTGGTCAATAAAATGTGAATTTCGATCTGTGCGGTGTGACAGATTTATATAAAAAATTTTATCGATCAATGTCAAACCATTCTGCGGCGGTTCTGCAATCTCATTCATTACTACTATATATTTGTAACCTGGGCTATCTTTATATCTTTATTTATAGTTATACTTTTGAATTATTCGTAATAACGAACTGCATGAATATGTAGGGCCATTTAAGCCGCCAATATGTTGCGAATAAATACATTAAATATTCAATATTATTATGTTTAATGTGTATATGAATAATAGAGTATCGTCTGCTGTAAAAAGACTGTTCCAAATAGAGAGCGACGGGTACGTTTTTATTTATACGCCCCCCAAGGTAGGTTCAACAACACTTGTGTCGTCACTTCGACTCTCTTTAGGCAATGCGTATAGTATAGTGCACATTCACGACGAAATTATGCTTAGGGTTTTGACGGGAGTCACCGATGTAACTGTAAATGAAATTATCACTTACCTCTCCTTATTGGGAAAAAGGGTATATGTAATTGACGTCTACCGGACACCGATAGAGAGAAAAATGTCAGAGTTTTTTGAAAAAATATCGCCGCTTCATTTCAACAACAGCGAAGAAAACATAAATAACTATAGCATTAATCGTGTAGCTGAACGGTTCAATGCATTGTTTCCGCATATTGGAAACGGCGACCATTATTTAGAGAAGTATAACGTAGGGGGTCTTTCTCGTTTTGATTTTAAAAAAAAATACGTGATTCAGAAGAAGAATAATATAACATATGTAAAACTAAGGTTGTGCGATTCGTCAATTTGGGCAGAAGCTCTTTCGGCAATTTTCGATTCCAATATTGTTATAGTAACAGACTATCAGACAGACAGTAAGGGAATTGGCGAACTATATAAGCGATTTAAACGCGAATATAAGATTCCTGCGAATTATCTCGAAGATATAAAAGCATGCAAATCCCTTAGGTTGTATTACAATGAACATGAGAGGGATGAGTATTTACGTACGTGGCAGAAGCGAGTTGGCGATTCGTATACTCCATATACACCGGAAGAATATAAGTTCTATATGACGCTATGTCTTGAAAATCAGTATATAGGTGATATACGGGCAGAGCATTATATTGATGAAGGATGTCGATGTTCGATGTGTTCGTCAAAACGGCGTGAACTGTTTGTTAGAATTAAAAATGGAGAAAACGTCTGTGAAAGGATAGTTCACCGCGAATTATCGGAAACGCGTACCAGCAATATTATACAGAATAATGTAAAAAATGTCATTAGTAAACGTATGAATTCAAAATTTGAAGCAAACCAATTTTCTATTAAATTTGGTAAATAACCAGGGACTCAAACCAGGTATTATATTGGTGATATTTTTGTTGGTAGGAGGGGGCATGGGGGAACCTGGGT